TCTAGCTAACTTCAAAGTCAGTACTCTGAAAGCTGCTTTGATTACTTGAGCTTTGGTCATGTCTCTTGTTTCTTTACCATCACTTATATCTTCTAGCTCTTTGGTAGTTGAAAGTAATCCTAGTGAATCTAGTACAAACATAAAAGGAGGTCTCTTGTCCTTCGGTGTTGTCTCATACAGTTCTATAGCTTTCAATGCTTTAGTTCTAAACTCTTGAATGGTCTGTGGTTCTGATATCATTACTCGATTAGTATCAATACCTCTACTCTCCATCATATCTTTAGTGACAGCTGCCTCAGTATCAAAATACATTACACCTGCATCTGGATTGTCATCTAAAAATGCTTTAAGACATCCCATTACAAAGAACGTCTTACCTGTTGCTGACTCACCAGCAAATGCTGTTATCTTATTGTTAGGAATACCACCATGAATGGATCCACTCAATAAAGCATTTAGTAAATATGATCCAGTGTCAATTGTTCCACTGAACTCACTAGCTGCATTACCATCAGCAGCTATAGAGGTATCTTCATCTTTAAGATCCTCTGCAAAGTTTTTAAAAAAGTTAGTCATCTAAATCTCCATCTGTAATAGAATGTAAGAACTCATTATACTTTACAACGTCTTTAAAGTCAACCCCTAGAGTCCTTAAATACGCTCTTTGTTCCACATGCTCTTGACTAGCATCATAGTTATTTTCAGTGTGTATTCTTTTGAGGAAGGTCTTAAGAGATTCCATATTTTCTGAAATCAACTCTTTTATGATTGCATCATTTTTTTCATGGTCTCTAGAATTCCATGGATTAGATAACCCCACTTTTCTATCAAAGTTTCGAACATTATCAATGTAATGACCATCAAAATTATCTCTAAACAATCCCTTGTAATGTCCTAGCATAAAGTACTGATGATCTCTCATAGTTTTGTATCCCTCTTTTCTTTTATTTTTAAGATACGGAACCCTTAGTTTTTCTTGACCAGGAATCCTCATAGCATATTTTACAAATTCCTGATGTAGGAAAGGAGTTCTTGATTCCATACCATAATAACCACACATAGAATCTATAACTGTACAGAAGCCATCACAGTGTCCTAGTAGCTTAACAAACAATCCATTATTAATTAAATCAACGCTCATTAAATGACTGTACTGATTGTTGTGATTCAAGTCTTTTGCTACTTCTTTTGTTAAATAAAAATCAACTATTTCTGGATTGAAATGTTTATCATGATTTTTTGGATCACACCAATTGTTGTAATCACCATTATATCCTGTTAAGATCTCATCTGCACAATCACCTGTAATATAAATCTTATTATGTTTTGAGGCAGCTTGAGAGATATTAATAAATCTTGGCATTAGTCTTTGATGATCCCATGAAGGAAGATATCCCATAGATTTTTGTATCTCTTTTAGTAGATCTGGATCTACTCTTTGCTTATGATTAATTTGAGTTACACTAAGATCTGTTTTGGTCATTCTACAAGTTTCTTTTGCTAATTCTAATTGAGTCAACAAATGCCTTTCTGGATCCTTTTTACCTATGTTTAAATTTTCCCAAGAGACAGAACAAGCAGATAAACCTGTATCTCTTCCAACAGAAGCAATTAAACTTGAGTCAAGTCCACCACTAAGAGATACTGTTTTTTTAATTTCTGGAGCACTACAGACTTCTCTAATAGCCTTTTTAGTTATATGCTCAAACTCTTCTACATTCCACATATAGTTAGGAAACAGATTAAAGTTATTATCATGGTTCCATAGATTATCTTTTTTTATTGTAAACTTATTATTGAGAGTTATTTTTATAATCTCTCCAGGCATTACTCGCTTTATATTTTTATAAACAGTTTCATCGCCTATGTTAAAACCATTGTTACGTCTAAGTGTAGCTACTCCTTTATCATGAAAATCAATAGGGACATCTAAGTTTGCTAAGGTTGATGCTAGAGGAATAACTGTTGATGAGAAATATAGTTGATCTTTATCCTTAACTCTTTCTATCATATAGTATAATGGTTTCTGTCCAAAATGATCTCTACATAATGTTAGCTCTTTTTTCTCAATATCATACCATGCAAATGCCCACATTCCGTTTACACCTGCTCCTAATGATTCTATGCCTTCTTGTTCAATTTTTTTAGCTAACCATTCTGTGTCAAATGTTAACTCATCTAGACCATAAATTTCACCATTATAACATAATACGTTTCCTTTGTCTGTTACAAATGGCTGAGGTATGTCTTCTTGGTTTGGAGATATTTTTAAAAGATTATGGCCAAGTTGGATTTCTCTTCCAATATAAGTATTGGTGCTATCAGGCCCTCTAAATTTATTTAAGTTGCAATAGTATTCAATTGCTATATGATCGTCGGTGGTTCCTTCAATACTACACATAATATAATTTAATTCTACTCTCTAGGATATAACTTTCTTTTTTCTGATATATAGTCATTGCCTTCAGCAATTCTATCTTTTGGAATTGATACCTCGTCTGTTGCATATACAGGATTGAATGGCTCGTTATCTCTTGCCATTAGTCCTAAACTTGCTACTAAAAGCAATACAGCTAATGGATCAAATGCAAATATTATAAAGAAGATTAATATTCTAGCTGCATTGTCTAATTTGTCTGCAGCAACGTCTTCACCATATAACATTTCAGCAACATACTTGATAGGACCAATCTCTCCTTCTTGTACTAGCTGCTCTCTTTGTATTGGCATCTTGTCTTGATTAAGTTCTACTATATCATCTACAACTAAATCTATTTCGGAGGCTATTTCAATACGTTCTTCTCTTTGTCGTCTGTCAATATAATTTCTGTCTTCAGGTCTAGCAGTATCAATAATATAATCTAGTCCTGTAAGTCTGTCTTCATATCTTTTTAATTCAGCTTCTTTAGCTGAAAGTCTTTTATCCAGGATAGAAAGTTCTAAAGAATAGCTATCACCTTGTAATGTTTGTTCTATGTTTGCTTTTGCTAGGAATCCAAATATTCCTAAGGAAGTAATTATCATTAACACTAAGACAGCTGACATAAGATAATATCTCATTGCTTTGTTAATGTCACTCCAACGTAAATGCAGAAATCCTGCTGTGACTAATTTTCCAATTTCTAGGACACCTGCCATGATTACCACAGGCCAAAACGATCCAGCAAAGATTGTTGCCAGTCCAATGACACTAAAGTAAGCGGCAACTCCTGCCACCAATAATGATGTTCCAAATGCTAGTTGATTAATCATTCAATACTTGTTGAAGTTTTAGTTTGAATTGATCTATTTTTATTGATCTGTTAGGCCAATAAATGTACTCTTTATCTTCGTTGGATTGCAAATTGTTGAGGAGAGGTATTACTGCGTCGTAAATGTTTTCAGCTTTAGACTTCCACTCATCGGCTTGGTCCTGCCACTGTGCAGCAGTAGAAGAAGCTGCTTCAATTTCTTGTTTAACTTCTGTTACTGCTGCAAGTTCGTTCTCATCAACAACGGAAAATCCAAAGTCAAAATTACTTAAGTCCGTTATATTTTTCGTTGCCATGTTAGTCTCCTATCTTTCCTTTCTTAACAGTCTCCATACGTTCTGTATTCTTGACTGCTTCATGAATTCATGAATTGCTTTAAACATTGGTTCTCCTATTTATACAAAGAAATCCAACAAATCCGCTTGTTTTTCCAGTCTCCAGCCAATACTTTCACAAATGTTGTTAAGCGGTTCTTTGAAAGATTTCTCAAATTGTTTTTCATAATCAATATAATTTTCTAACGCAAACTCCTCTGGTAAGACGGTTGGGACAGCAAACACGTTCTCTCGAGTAGGGTTAGGAAGTTTCATATAACAAAATTTAATTTTGTCTCCTTCAAATATTGGCTGATACCTTCGTGTAAGTTTTCTCTCCTCTAACAACTGGTTATACATTAGAGAAGCTCTTACATGAATTGGTGTCCCCTTTTTATATATATCTGACGCGGATGTCCACTTAGTCAGATATCTACATCCTCTTGGAAATGCTACATCCTCAAATGGCATTTCCCTAAATGTTTTTTCAAAGTTATCTACATAGTCTCTCAAAGGCTTTTCACCTTGTTTCATTAAGACCTCTAGTGCTTCTTTGATTGCCTTTCTACATACAGCTGGCGTACTTGATCTAACAGACTCAATGCCCATCATCTTAAGTTTTGGCTCAGCGTATCTTACTCCTTCATTATCATATACATTTAAGATGTAATGCTTCTTACCTGTCCATATGCCTTTATCAGCAATGGCTTCTCTTTTCATTACCATCTTTTGTTCATAAGCACCAACATACTTAGCAAGTGCCTGGTACGACTTATCAATGAAGGGTTCGAGAATATCGTTTGCAACTTTATCTAAAAAGTCAACGACCTTGATAGTCTCAGTTTGATCAATACCAGATTGATTAACAAGTTCGTCGAGAACAACATATAAAGAGTCTGTATCGACTGCCACAACATAGTCAACTCTTTCTGTATTAAGTTTCTTGTTAAGGTACTCGTTGATCTTAACTTCCATCCACTTAATCGAAAGCTGGCCAGATAATGTAATTGACTCTGCATACTTAGTATCAAAAAACCTGAAGTACTGATTACCAAGAGCACCATAAGCCGAGTTAAGTTGAATCTTTTTAGCCATTTGCATGTTATTACACTTTGCAATTTCATATTCTAATTCCTTTGTTGGAGTCTTTTGATATTTTTTCTGAGCTTCAATCATCTGTGTCTTCCATTTGACACGATCGTTATACATGTTCTCCATTAGCTTAGGTAGAAACCCTTGGAAGTCTTTTGTATACATTGCTCCAGATCCACAAACAGTTACATTGTGTTTGTTCATGAAGTCTTTAATGTTTTCATTGTTGTATAGACCACCAATGATTTCATCAGCAGTAGGTCTTTGTCCTATATCTCTTACATATGTTTCTGGTGAGATATTGTATTGCATAATCAAATGAGGATATAGACTGTTCAAGTCAAATGATACTACCCAGTTATGCATTCCAACTTGTGGATCTTTTACATAAGCACCTTCTACTTGAAATGCTTTGTCCTCAATTACTTTAGGTGGTACGACTTGATTCTTACTCATTAGGAAGTTGTGTATAATAACATCCCACATACGTACAGATGTTAGAGAGTCAACTAAGTTTACACCAGCATCGTATGCAATCGTACATGCTTGCTCAATCAGTTTCATCTTATCATCTAATCGTTCTACTAACACTACGTCTTTAATGTTGTAGTCTAAGAACTTTTGATAGTCTTGTTTGTATAATTCATTTAGTGTACCATACTCAGAATAGTCTAGTTTCTTTTCTCCAAGCTCGGCTTGGCCAATATAATCTAATGCATAACTCTCTTGTTGTGAGTATGTAAACTTCTTATATAGATTCATATAATCTAAAATAGTAACACCAATAATATCTTTAGCATTAGGTGGTGCATCTCTTCCAAGAGCTTGATTCTGAGCTGTAGGTATTGTTCTTTCTTTTACTATACCCCATGGTGAAAGTCTGTTTACTTGTTCAGCTGAAACTCTCTTTCGGATCCTGTTAAGAGTATAAGGAATATCAAACAACTCAACGTTCCATCCAGTTACAATCTCTGGATTGTAATGTACCCATAGGTCTACAAATTTAATTAGTAGGTCTGTTTCTGATGCACACTTAACATATCTATCATCACCACTTGGCTTGTATTCACCTAGTCCTAGTATAGTAGATTCACCTCTACATCTAACAGCAATGGATAGAATCTCTTTATCAGCTTCTGCAATGTTAGGGAATCCCTCATCAGACTTAGTTTCAATATCAAAGTTAAATACAGTAATCTGATTTACATCAAAGTCTCTTACTGGATACTCTTCATTAATAAATGCATATGCAAATTGTTGCATACCATAGATTGGTTTGTTTGATATCTTGCCGTACTCTTGAATGTAGTTTCTTGCTTCACCAATGCTGTTAAACATTTTAGGTTCAACTACTTCACCTTTGATAGTTTTTAGATGTGACTGTTTTACAGAATGTGTATACAAAGTAGGCATATAAGGAACTTCACGTTGCTTTTGCTCTCCGTCCTCAATGTATCTTTCTAAGATTACATTACGGTTTTGTATTACATTTGTATAAAATCTCATTTATTATTCTTAACCCTATCTCTTAAACTACTTGTACTGAATGAATGATCACGGTTATTATACACGATATCTATTTCAGAGTCAACGCAATATTGCTTTCCAGTAAAGTCTTTATCAAGATAGTCACTACCAATTATTCTAACATCTATTGGTAATGTTTTAAGAATATCTAATACATCATCTTCGGTATTGTATACGACAACTTCATCAACAAATCTACATGCGGTGATTTGAAGTTGCCTTTCAAAGATAGATTGTATAGGTTTATTTTTCTCAGGTCGATCGACTGAGGGGTCATTTTGTAATCCAACAATAAGGTAATCGCATTCTTGTTTAGCTTCTGCTAACATTGCCACATGCCCAGCATGCAACAAGTCCATACAACCAAACGTGATACCGATTCTACCTTTGTCGCTAACGTCTCCGTTAAGCCACTTTAGCATAATCTAATCCTGTATAAATTCTTTCTCATCTAGAAGTCTAATGCACATATTAAGTTTGTCTTGTGCTTCAGCAGCCTTACTTAATTCTGTTTCAATAGCTTGTACTATTTCTGGATGCTCACCAATACCTACTGACTTATCCTTATAAATCATAATATTAGCTTTTGCAACAGCAACATCACCTTCTAGTTTTTTCTTTAGTGCTTGTAATAACATATCAGACATTCTCTAACCTGGTCATTAACCTTTCTGCTCTATTGGTTACTTGCTTGTACCAACGAGAGTCTCTTCCTTCTACAGCTGCTTCCTTCCAGTCTCCTGAAATTAATGCTGCGTTATGTTTTTTAAATTTTGATAGTCTTGTGAGACCCATATTAAACATCATGTTAGCAATAATTTGTTTTACTTCTTCTGGATAACCGTCCCATCCATCATGTAATTTTTTACAATCTGATACAACTGATTCTACATCTTTCTCAAAACATTGATCAACACGTTCTTCACTGATTGATGTACCGACTTCTAGTCCATACTCCTCATCACTATCAAGTACAAGGTGACCAATACCAAATGTAGGATACCCTAAATGGTCCTTGTAAATCTCATAGACTACTCCCTCGTCAACTTTTAAAGTTTCTTTCAGTTGATCGATGTCGATGTCATTATCTCTATTCATAAATGCAAACATTATATCTCCTATGTTTAATGTATTTATATATCAAAAAACGGGCCACTATTGTGGCCCATTCTAAACGACTAATGTTTTAAAGTCAACTACTTGACTTTGATTTCAATAGGTTTTTCCTCTTCAGGAATTTCCTTCAATAATTTAATAGCTAAGATCCCATCAGTATATGTAGCATCTTTTACCTTAACATGTTCTGCTAAAGCAAAGACTCTTTCAAATGATCTAGCCGCAATGCCTTGATGAATGAATTCTTTAGTCACCTCATCACTCTTCTCAGCTTTAACTTTAAGAGATTGATCTTTTAAATCTATCTTAAAGTCTTTCTTTGTGAAACCAGCAGCTGCAATTTCTACTACAAATGATTCCTCATCTAACTTTACAATATTGTAAGGTGGGTAGTTTCCAGTTGGTTGGTTATGGATTGCATCAAGTCTTTTGAACATGTCATCAAACCCGATACCGAATGGTCTTAGTCGACCGAATGGTTCTTCGTATATAGTCATATATTCCTCCTTTAAAGCGAAGATTAATTATGAGCCTCTTATGAGCACTCATTAGTATTTATACATTATATGATAGTTTATTATTAAAAGTCAACGGTTTTTTTATCCAAACTGAGCTTGCAAGACACTCTCTATGCCCTTTATATATTTTTGCAACTCTATGAATCCTGTGAGATTGATAAAAAACTGCTCTGTTTGTAACTGGTTTTATTCTTTCAACCTGTGTGGAATTATCTAACAATCTTAATGTTTCGCTGAAGTGATCTTTATTCTTTGATTTTTCATTGTCTATAATTTCTAAGAAACCTCCTAAGCAGTCTACATAAGGATAGTATGCCACTGTTAGATGAGCTGAGTTATATTCTGATTGAGTTTCAGATTCAATTACATCTAAGTGCCATCTGTTACCTGCATGGCCATTAGACTTGTTTATCCAATACTCAATTCCACCTTCAATAAAATCATCTGGATCAATTAAATCTTTCCAAATTTGATGCAATGCCATTTCTATTTTAGTTTGAGGATTTTTAAAGTTCTTCATTTCCCAGAAGGAATATTTTCTAAGAGGATACTCTAAGTATTCTTTGTCGTGAACTAACTCGTCTCTAAACTTTTCACGTATATGATTATCAAATATCTTTAACATAATATTCTGGCTTATCTTTTTTGTAATGATTTACCCAAGCCTTTTGTACGGCTCCTTTGTCTTTAGTGTTACCACCAGTAGTACATTTATCACAAGGAGCTCCATGTATGTTTCTAGGTCCGGTCATTAATTTTGATCTTATACCATTCATGCTATTACTGTTCCATACTTCTGAAAAAGGGTTATCATTTACATTTCCAAATCCACCACCTTCTCTTTGCCAATCATGACAACAAAGATCTAAATTTCCATTCCAATTAATAAATGCCTTTACTGATGGTACAAAGCAAGGTGCTTTAGATGTGCCTTGAGATATACCTTCATGTGTTGCTGATCCTGCTCTTGCACTAAACACAGCTGTAGTGGTAACATATCTTGGGGTTATTCTGTAGTTAAGAATTCCATTAAACTTCCTCATCATTCTCTTCCAAGACAAGTATTGTTTCGTGTCATCATAAATGTCTATGTGAACTGCTGACAATCCTGCATCAACAAAATCTTGGACAGTGTACCACTTGCCTTGAAGTATTTTGTCTCCATTGGTTGTTAGCTCTACATAGAATCCTGCATCAGAACAAATCTTTATACACTCTAATATTTTTCTGTTAAGTAATGGTTCACCAAAACCACTAAACATTATCTGACCTCTGTAGTTATGTTTTACTAAATCATCTACTACATTCTGAACAGTACTTGGATCTAAATGTAAATTTAGATTTGGATATACTTCTGGATCATGTCTTGGACAAAAGTGGCATGTTCTATTACAAAGCTCTGTAGGATTAAACTCTACTATCTTAAGTCCTCTAAAAGGACTATCAGGATTTGTTTCTATGATTTTAGATTTTTTAGGGTTGAATGCTGTGTAGTCTTGAATTGTATAATGGCCTTGGTTTTTCCATGATACATTGTATATAAATTTTGATACAGTAGCTTTGGTGTGATGTGCCTTGTTAAAGTCATCAAGTTCAGAAATGTCTAAAATTGGTATATCTTTCATAATCAAAAGGTCGGGTCCGAGGAGACGCTCGCAGGCCGGCCAACTTGGTCTCCCCCAGACCCTAGCTGTTTATTTCTTTTTACCTATATTATATTTAGCAACTAATTCCCATTCACTTTTTTGATTGAAAGGGATAATTTTTATAGTGCTCAGGGATCCAGCATTCGCTACTTTCTCAGCGTTTACTATCTTAACTAACTCCCACTCTTCTAGTAGGTTAGAAATTGTGTTTCTTCTTGACTGATCTTCTTCAGTAAAATCAGATGGCTTTCCATCTAATGCAAATAATTCTTTAAAGTGTACTATGTAATACTTTCCTTGTTTATGAAGTATATGACATGATTGGAAAAGAGTATCTGATTTTTTAGATGCTACTCCAATTCTGGTTAATGTCTCTTTTACTTTTAGAAAGTCGTCTGGTTGTTTTAGTGTCACCTCAACCATACTATCTATACTAATCATTTTTAATTCCTTGTTCCATTTTATTTCTAATAGTAGATAGTTGCTCTGTGGATAATAATCTGATGGCTTCTTTGGCTTTTGATAATGAGATTTGATAATACTCACTAACCATTACTAAGTCATCATTTTTATCTGCTTTCGCCCACTTCGCAAATCTCTTCTTCTTACGAATACTATTTAGAAAAAACTCGTATTGTAGCTTGTTATCTAAGAAATGATACTTGTTCATCTCA